CGTTTTGACCAATTTGGGAACGGACATAGTTGACATAGCTATTTGCGACTTCTTCGAGCTCGATGCTGTATAACAAGTTGTTTTTGCAGAGTTCAATTTCCGTGTCATGTTCTTCAATTCCTATTTGACCTAATTGGTATTTCAATTTAATTTCAGAAAGACTATGCGCCAATGTACCTTCAGCCGAGTAATCTTTTGAATTAGGATTTCGTTTTTGTTCTGGTAGAGTGGCTTCAAGGCGTGCGCTAGGCGTGCAATGTAACCATCTATGTGCTGATGATGGGCTAAGTAAAGCGTGACTTGTCATTGCTGTTTTCCTTATTTAACTGTTTTACTGAGTAATACTACTTATGCAAACTTTACCACAAATTTATCATATTTTTGTTTCATTATGTGATAAATATTCTATGGCAGACTTAAGTATTTGAATTGAATCACAAAAATGACCTAAAGAAGTATTACATTTATGGCAAAGTATCCCACGGACTTTGCCTGTTTTGTGGTCATGATCTATATGTCTATGTTTTTTAACAATAAATTTAACTTTACAAATGGCGCAAGCGTTATTTTGCAATACGAGCATACCATTAAATTGATTCACTGTTATGCCGTAAGCACCAATTCTTGATTTAATTTTAGTTTTTTCATGGCAAACTTTACAATCTTGCCTTGGTTTATTTCTGTTTTTATAGAATTCAGATAGTGGCTTTTCAATGCCACATTTTGTGCACTTCTTCATTGATGTTACCCTTACTGGTTATTTGGTGGGTAGCCAGTGAGTAAGCACTGGCAAGGTCGCTAAACCTGTTCCCCGTTGTGATTATACTACTATGTTGCGTTCGCTCGTAACTGCTTGATTAGGTCATTTACCTCACCAGCAAAGTCAATTTTAACCTCTTGTTTAATGTCCGCTTTAATTTCACGCACATCTTTGTAATCTTGTGGGAATTGACCACGAAGGGCAATTTCTGCAATTCGACTGTTAAATGCCTTATTGCCCACATTGGCAAGCATCTCCCGCTCCCAATATGCTTGTGAGTGTACTAAAGCCATATCCAAGGCATCTGCAAACTCTGGGTATTTTTTACGCCAGTTGGCTGCTACATCTTTGGTAATACCGAGGTCGGCCCAAATCATTTTTTGAGATGCGCCTTGAGTACCCAGTTTGATCATACGATCGCACATGTCTTGGGTAAAAGTATATTTCCTAACTGCCATTTTCTTCTACTGGTGTTTCAACAGGAGGTGCCTCGTTTGCAGGGGCTTGTAGATTTTCTAACGGTGGGTCTAGTTCGTTCATTTTGTTTTCGCAGTCTTTGCTGATTGTTTAAATGATTTGGAAGTCGGGGCGCCCGGACTGCCAGGCTTGCGCATCTTCTCACCAGAGCCCGCCTTGATACGAGCAGCCTTAGCGTGAATGTTTGCGTAGAGTCCGGGTTTAGTTGCCATTGTAAAGTTTTTAGTAATTATTGTAAAGAATTGGTACTAGGCAGGAAATCCCAATCTTGGAGTTGGTTACCTGTGGGTCTGGTGATATTAAGTGCCGATGCCCCCGGTCACACCTTGCCTAATCTCAAAAACTTAAAATACGATGCCAACGCCAGTCATTTTCTTGGCTAGGCTAGTTAGTTCTCTTGTTGTGCTGCCGCTAATAAAGGTATTGATTTCAATAGCCTTGTCAATGATCTCTTCCATTGTTGGAAACTTAGGAGCCAAGTCTTCGGCTTCTTTGGTGGTCTTATTAAGGACTTCCCAAGCAGCTATATTAGCCTCGTGTTGCTTGATCATCAAATCTTTAGCGGTGTTAAAAATGGAATAACGTAATTCAAATGGATTCATTTTGTTTCTTTCGTGTGTATAGTGTGTATAAAATGCCAGTGTTCTATGAAGGTGCGCTGGCAACCTTTGGCTTTATTTACAGCCAGGGTAAGGGCAGGAGCGCTTCACAGCGTGTCCTATATCTACTTATGCAAAAAACTTTAAGAATCCGCCCTTTTTTGCTCAACATGCCATTTACATAAGTTTTTGTAGTACTGTATTGTTTCTTCCTGCGCTCTAATCTGTCTGTCATAAAGCGTGTATTGCTCTTGTGTGTCTTTATCTTTGGGGCGCATAACAAGGCCGACCATAAAGCCAACCATAAAAGCTAATCCAATCTCGGTCATTCTTGCCACCATCCTCGTACAAAAAATGCGTCACCGCAGGCGTCAATCTCGCTCTGTGGGTAGCCGTTGTCTAATAGCCATTGGCGTGTGTCGTCAATGTCCTCTGGTATTTCTTTTGGAAAGCCGTACTTCCATCCACTGGGTGGATCAATCATCTTGCGTTTCATGTCAGTCCTCCGGTGTGTGGTATTCGTTTTTGTCTTGTGCCTTTCGTGCTTCATAAAACTCTATTAGTGCATTTGCAAACATCACAGGAAAATCAGCATCTGCTCCAGCCCTAAGCAATCCTTCCGACACACCACTTTGGTGTAAGTAAATATTGTGTATTTCTTCAGTAGTTAATTTCATTTCTCTTGTGCCTTTACAGTCGGTATCGTTTTCCATTCAGTCCAGCAATAGGTAGTATCTGGTCTTTCCCTATATTGCAAAACTGTTCCATCTTCGGTTTCTAGCCATCTTAAATCAATCATTTCTCACTCGCTTTCTTTAGTATTGCTCTACGCATCTGTCCTGTTGAACGTTTGTTTCGTTAAATAGCTGATTGACGACATTTTTTCCATCATCGTAGCTACTGGACGACATTTTTTCCATCATCGTAGCTACTGGACGACATTTTAGATTTTTGCTGTCGTAGCATAGCTACTGCTCTCCTAACATCAGGGTCTTGGGTGTCAGCTAATAAATCTGCTAATTCATTTGCGTTCATTTCTCACTCGCTTTCTTTAATGGGCACCATTTAGGTATTTCTTTAAACAATTCACGCTTTCCAAAACAAATATTTGCATACGATTCTTTTGGATGATTTGGGTGTTTGCACTCATAATAATTAAGCCCATAACTAACATTAGGTGCTTCTTGATAATGATTAATATGCTGACAATCAGGACAGTTCATTTCTCACTCGCTTTCTTAAATTTCATCGGGGTCAAAACCCTTAGATTTTAACCAGTTATCGAGCAATTTGTGTGCTTCTTCTTCTAATTCAACTGGCACCCTGCGCTCTACATAAGTGGTATCAGGATTTTGAAATTCAGGTTTAACTGGGAAAGTGACATTCATATCTGCCATATCAAACTTAACAGCTTGCCCTTCACATTTTGGCGTTGCTTTTCCAAAATCACTCATCACTTACTCGCTTTCTTTAGTATTGCTCTAGCAAAATCTATTTGGTAGTGATGCCAATTCTTGTAGTCTTTAAATACTTCATTCGCAATTCTTTCTCATTCGTTCAGTTTTATCTTCATTATCGCTAAAGTATTTACACTCTTTACCTTGTCGTGGGCTATCTACAAAATAAGACTGATACTCAGGCGTAACTTTAGCTGTAAACCGATAGCATCTTTTATGCTTTTTACAAGTTTTATCTCTGCACATTGTTATATCAGCCATTCTTTTGTTCCTTTAATTGTTTATTAAATTCATCAACTTCTTTCCACCAAGCGTCTGTGTACTTTGCTGGATGGGTGTAAAGTGGAATGTAGTCATACTCAAAACATTCACCCAATTCCTCTAAATCTTTTTTAGTCCAAGCTATATTGTTTGGTTCACCTCTATAGGTCTGCATCCACGCTACTGGTTCATTGTTCATTTCTCACCTGTAAAAGTATCGGTCCTAGTCGGTACACGTAGTACATGTCACCACCGTTAAAGCGTGGTGAGTTCCATTGTAGCGGCTCGCCTTTAAACCATGGGGCTTTGTAAAAGCGAATGTTCATACCTTCTCAACCTCTGTCCATGCGGCAAAGTAGTAGCGCTCGCCGTCTGTGCCTTCGCATGGTGCGTACATGCCGTCGACGTGGGTGTACTTGTACGTTACGTTATCAGCAGGTTGTGGTGCCGCTGGTGGCACCTTGGTCTCTTCGTCAATGACTTTGAAGTTATCACCGCAATTTAATTTATACAGTTCCATGTTATCTCCTAAATGACCCGATTGGTTTACGTCTGCCGTACGTTTTGCGAATGCGCAGCGCTGTCTTCATGCCAAATACTTTGTTACGCCAGCCCTGTTTAGCTCGGCGTATTTGTTGCATCATAAACCGCAGCACTAACCTAATTGGTTTTTTCCTAGTGATGGTGCGTCTAGCGCCGACGTTACCAAAGACGCTGGTAAAGTCGTTGCGCTTGATGCGTTTACGAAAGTTAAACCTTTTCACTGTTTAATTCCAATTCCATGAGCTTGCTCAATTGCTCGACCAATGGCTAAATGAACATCTTGTAATGACACATAGCCCGTTGTCATGGCGTAAGTCATTACATCAAACATGGCATCGGCAGCAATTTCACACATCATTTCATCAGTAAGCGGTTTTAGTTGGTCATCAATCATCTGGCATGATAATTGTTTTTTTAGGTTCTGAAGGAGGTGTATTATTACCATGTTCTTTACGATATCGAAGAGCATCATTAAGAATCATTTTAGTCATTGCCATAGCCTCTTCTTGAACTTTAAGTTCTTGTTCGGCTGTTAGTTGTTTTTTCTCAACTGCTTTGGCAATGTCATTACGGACACCAGCCATATTAAGAAGTTGCTTGAGATTCATTTTTAGCCTGTTCTGCCGCAATAGCAGCTTTAAATTGTGGTTCACCTTGCATTTGAATCAACCCAATTAAATTGGCTGATGCTATGTATGGTGCATTACCTAAAATATTTAGGATTTGATTTACTTGAGCTACAGTAAATGAAAAATTAATAATGGCATCCTCAATTGGATCTTTTTTAATTTGTTCGGTCATTTTTTATTACCTTTCTTTTTTGGTTTAAATAATTGCTCTCTTGCAGCAAGTTTTTCTGGATCAATGCAATACTCATTAAGTTCCATTTTGCGACAATAGGTGTCCATCAATTTTTCCATGCGCATGTCATGTAAAACTTTGATGCCCCATAAAGCATTACCCACATCATCCTCTGTCATCGGAACTGGATGGTCACCATGGTGTTTGTACAACAAATTAATATCATCACTGGTTTGCCACGCCAACATGATGGCTGACTCTAAATCAATTTTTGAATTCATTTTCTTTTCTTTGCCTTTTTAATATCCGCATCAAAATCTGTACTGTACCAACTACCAACCAATTTAATTGCTGGAAGTAATTCTTTCCAGGCTTTGACATCATCTTCATGCCAAGCGTCGCCATTTTTCATCATGTCTGAAACGCCGACATAACTTTCAGCCAAATTAACTCTTGTAATTTCATCAGTAAAATCATCATCAAGTTCTAATATCATCTTCCACATTCCTTATCTACAGGGTTATTAACTTTAATTGGGTTAATACGCTTTTTAATTTCACGTTCAATATACCAATGCGCTTTACGCAAATCCTCAATTGCATCGTGTTTTAAATCGGCTCTCCAAATATATTTAATGGCATTACCTAAATTAAAACTCATGTGTTCAGTAATCTGAATACAATCTATACCACTGGGATGACTAATATAATGTTTGGGACTATTTACTGCGTCGTGCATGTTTTCTCCTTAACTCGCTTTCAACAGCATTCACTTCTTCTTGGTTATCACACACCCATAATGTCAATATTTTATCAAACATAGATAAGTCAATATCTTCGACACCTGTGATGGTTTCAAACATAGGATGACCCTTGTACTCATGCTCTACTACAAAAGTGTTCATAGCTTTAATTCCTCTTTAATAAAATCTATTGCTTTGTCATAATGATACCGCCAGTGTTTTTCAGTAACGCCTATATCTAAATAAGTCCTGCCTGTTAAAAATGCTTCAATGACATATTTTTGTTTTTTAGGCATACGCTCCGCTATTATGCGCTCAATATCAATTAAGTCATCTAAATCCCATGGTAACCACCCACTATCCAAATGTCCAGCAAATGCATCAATGTCATCCAACTCTAAAGGATCTACCTCTTCATCTGACAAACGCGGCTTACTGCAATTAATTATTATTCTCATGTATTTAAAGAGTCCATTAAAGCATCTTGAATTGTTATTTTGCCATTTAATACATTTACTACATGGCCGTCAATGCTATTGGACACCACTAGATGGTGTATAATAACCGGTTTTTCTTGCCCTTGGCGGTAAATCCGTGCGTTGGCCTGGATGTAGTTTTCTGAACTCCATGGGAGATCAAACCACACCGTCTGGGCTGTCTCGCCAATGTTGCACTGTAGATTGAGCCCGATTCCCCCGCTCTGGGGATGGGCAAGGAGCATACGAATCTCGCCACGACGCCACGCTGCAATGTTGTCATCGTCCAGCACCACAGCCTGCGGGAATTGAAGACGTATCCGTTGGAGCGAGTGTTTGAAGTGGTAGAAGACCAGCGTAGGGGAGGAAGACTCTTCCATGATCGACTCAAGATATTCCAATTTAGCGCGGTGTATCTCTTGCGCTTTTCCATTTTCGGCATAAACAGCGCCCGATGTAAACTGGAGGAGTTTCCCCGCCAATGTTGCTGCTGTTGGAGCTGTGATTGTTTGGCCTTTGATGTCAGAGACCATGTTTTTTCTAAGTTCATTGTACTTTGCTCGTATAAGTTTATCTAATTCCACATTGTGAAATAGCGTTGTAAGCGTAGGCAACTGCAGATAATCTTCAGCTTTAAGCGAATAACATATATCTGAAATCTTATCTGTAATACTTTTATCCGCACCATTTTTTAGTATCCAATTGTAAATTACCCCAGTATGGCGGTTACGCTGACCTGGGTTCATATATTTATCACGAAACCGAGTAAGACTAGTCTCCAAACGCTCACCTAAATCCAATATACCCACCTGTGACCAGAGATCAGCCATCCCTTGAGGGGTAGGTGTACCAGTGAGTATGATACGCCTTTTAAAACTCTTCAAATGCTTTTTGAGGGCTTTGAATCTCTTGGTCGAGGGATCCTTGAACCGACTGCTCTCGTCTATTATCAGATAATCGAACTTTGGATTTTGATCCAATAACCAAACCAAGTTCTCTAAGTTTATAATATATAAGTCGCTGGAGCTCTTCAGTGCTAATTCCCGTTGCGCTGGCGTACCGATAACCTTTGCTATTGTAAAAGATTTCAAGTGTTCCCATTTGCCACATTCCTGTGACCATACTGTTTCTGCCACTCGCTTCGGGGCAACTACCAAGGTCTTCCCAGGTTTGCTCTCCTTGATTATAGTCAGTGCCGTAGCAGTCTTCCCAAGTCCTGGTTCCATAAATAAGCCGATATGGGGAATTTGCTTTGCTAATGACAACATGCTCAATTGGTACGGGTGGAGCTGATTTTTTGAGAGCATCTAAAGTTTTCTTTCTTTCTTCGTGTAACCAATCACCTACCAAATAAATTTCATTCTCAGTAACATTTTGTTTTATTTTATTAGCAAGCATACTGATAAATATAACATTGTGTTTGATGTACCCAAACTCTGGAATAATTTTATCTAACGAGGGAGACCAATCGTTTACCTTTTCTCCTTGACCCCAATTAAATGGCGTTCCAAAAATTGGGCAAAAATCGGTTGCAATTGATTCTAAATAATCTAAATCCAAATCAAAATCTAAACATTCATTTCTTGCTCGGGTTGATGCTGCACCCATTGCTCTACTAATATGCCCCCGTTTTGTTTTACGATACTCTTTTTCAGCTTCATAAAATTCTTTTCTAGCCACGAGTCGCCTCTGTTATAAAGTCATCAACATCTTCTTTAGAGCGCAACACATGAACTGGAAATCCAGCCTCGCCCAGTTCATCAAATACCAACTCTTGCCTTGGTGACAGTTTTCCTATCTGTGTTTTTAGTTCTATGAATAGGATCTTTTGGTTGAGAATTACTATCCGATCTGGTACTCCCGTCACGCTGCTCAGCCATTTGTATGAGAGCCCCGATGACTGCTTGATTCTTTTGTTCAAGTAATTCTCTATGTCTTTTTCTAACACTAGGCTCATCTAACACCTTCCTTATTTCTTTGTAAACATATTCTGTTAAATACGCTCTTGTTTCTTCACCGGGTGTTTCTTCGCACATATATTCAAAAATACGATACACCAAATGCACAGATTCATGTACTAATGTTGCATCTAAATCATCAATTGCGTTTAAATCAAGCAGTAAACCAATGAATGTTTTACCATCGGCTGTTGGTACAGAGTGGGTTTCTGCCATTGCCCCATTTTCCATGATTTCTACTTTTTGCACCACGTTTTTGTCTTTAAGTGCTTGTTTAAATGACACTTCGTCCAAGCATACATGAATGTTTGCTGGAAAAATAGGCACTTTAATTATGTGGTATAGCTTCTTTTTCAAAATATTTCCTCTTCTTCAAAGTATACTTGCTTTTCTACATACGCTAAAGCTTTTTCTGTTAGCTTAATACCCAAGTATTTATGTTGTCGTTTACCATCAACCCGAATGGCGCTTGATATTACATTCTTATCTTGTGTTGATGCAAGGAATCTACGCTTAAAGGATAAGTCATTTCCTGGATTGAGTCCATGCTTTGTTGCCCAACGCTTATAGCAAATGAAGGCATGATCCTTATCTACTTCACCTTCGGGGTCATACTCCATAACTTGCTCTATGAACGCACTAATTGGGTTGCTCATTTCTTCCATGGTTTCCAGTAACTCTTTACCACTATCTGGTTGCACAAAATACCCACCACGCTCAATCCGCCTACTCAATCCACCCATTGCCCAGTTAAAAATGCCTGATAGTTCGGCCATCAGTTTGTTTGATAGGTTAGTGTCTTCCTTGTTGTAAAAACTGTGTGTCATCTTGAGCACTACCATACGACCAGTGAGGGCATTGGAGTTCTCTGTTAATTGAAGAACCTCGTTACTGTAAATAACAATGCGAGTAGGCAAATAGCCATTCCAACTCTCCTTGTTCTTGCGGTTAACGGTAATAGTGTCCCCGCCCACAATCCGCAGAAGCTGAGATACAACAGAAGATCTGTTTCGTTCAGGTGCTCTCGCATCAGTAAAAGAAGCGAGGAGCTTACCCAGCCAAGGCTGCAGACCAAATGTATCACAAAGTTCCTCCAATTGGGGTGCTACTGTGTTATGTTGCCCAAGTAACGCCACTAAGATTTTGTTAATTGTGCCCTTACCCGAACGGCGTGGTCCAATGATGTTAAAAAACTTTTGCTGTGCTGTATCACCCGATAGGATGTAGCCAAACATCTCTTGCAAGCAATCAATTGACTGCTGATCCATTCCCCAAACATCATCTAAGAACTTCATCCACAAGGGACACTGTGCCATCGGGTCATACGCAAATGGCAATGAGTTCTGTGTATACAGGCCCAATGAGTGTGGCAGTAGGATGTTATCTTCTAAGTGAAACAAACCATTCTTAACGCTGACCAGTTTACTCGCCTCGGGACGATTGGCACTGTAACCATCAAGCCATACTGGTGGGCGTGTGTTGGCTTGGTTCTGTAAGTGTGTCAATGCCTTGATGCCATCCATTGCACCGCTCACGCTCGCTGGATTTGGGGCAAACGCAACAACATTGCCTTTGCGATCTTGTTTCTTACACTTGTCTAAAAACTTATACAACTCAGAGCGAATGGTTGACTCTTCCACCTCGGCATAGTGCGTACCTTGGTAGCTGAAGAAGTCGCCCGAGTAATGCACTAGCTTGATACCTTCTTCAGATGAAAACTTTGAGTCTAGAAAAGTCTGTGCATTCTCCAATGGGGCTGCAGACAGAATCACATCGCCCTTGGCTAACGCATCGTTGCGTTTGTTCGATGATATTTTATAAGTCAATGTGCGTAGTGTTGCTCCACCACTTTTTTGACTAAAGGTTTTCCACTTGTTTTCACAAGCGTTGTTGTTATAACTTTCTACGCTACCATCACCATATGACCAGCGATCCCATGCCTCACAAGCCTCAATGTCACCCTGGAATTGATGATGTAAACACATCCCCACTTGCAACCAATCGGTGTAGTAGGTTGGGTCAAAGTTTGGCAGTAGTTCTGTTTCAACTTTAGCTAAGTCCCACCCATCGAGCGGTGGGTTGTAGTCAGCAAAGGCATCGCCAGTTAAGCGTACTGTACGCTCGGGGATGATGTCAGTAAAGTCTTGCAACTCGGTTGGTAACTCTCCACGAATCTTTTGACCAGTAACAGTAAAGTACCGACCCATCTTATACACTTCAAGACCGATGCTATGGTCAACGAATGCACTAGGGATGTCACCCAGTGTAAATATTTTGACCCCAGTACCCGATGGGCTGATCTCCATGTAACCATCGATCTTGTTGGCAATCGCCTCTAAGGTCGGGTTGGTGAACTTAAGAGTTTGTTCATCAAAGCAATCGTCCATATCAACGCCAACAATGTGGTCATCCTTGGTAAATACAAATCCAATACCATCAAACTTGGCGGTTAGGTATGCCGCCTCGACAGAATGAAAGTCTGTCCATGTTGATGCGTTTGTTGAACTGGCAGCCTTACCAGAGGGTTGTACTGGCAGTTTTGACCAACGTTTTGTTTCATTCTCTCCCACTTCTACATAATTCCACAGTGTCCAGCGTGGGATTGTGCGTAGTGCAAGAGGTATATTTTGGAATAATACTGGTAAGACCTTCGGCTTCATCTGTTTTCCTCTTCTGTGCTCTTCTACTTATGCAAATTATAGGCACTTTTGGTGGTGTACCTATATAATTTTTAGTTATATAGCTTATTACTTTTAGTTATGATTCGCCATAGAAGACAGGGTATCCACGGTCTAACTCACTTTACCCTATATCTTTTTATTTTATTTTAATTTTAAAAAGAGATAATTCAATATTACTATGTCTTCTATGTCTTCTATGGATTTCCAGTAGGTTTGCGCCTAATCAACCACTACATCTAGTGTTTTTGCATGAATTTTCAATGAAATTGTGCGCCGCAATAGAGACAGGGAAGACAGGATGCAGTGCAGCAATTTACTTAGCCACCTCGTAATTTTGCCTTTTTACCATGACATAGCTCCATTTTCTAAACTCGTCTCGGTTTTCACTGGTTTGCTCATCTGCTGGATCCCACAACGATTGAATCTCAAACGAGCCCAATTCGTTGTAAAATTCAATCCTCAATAGATTGCCATCCTTATCATATACATCCGATGGTATTACTATCATGACACTTCCTTTATGCGTTGTCCAATCCACTTCATAACCGGTACTGCCATGCTGTTGCCCATCGCTTTGTATCTTGGCCCATCTGGGCACTTTTCCTTGATGTTGGTGTAGTCATCTGGAAACCCTTGCAAACGCTCACATTCAATTGGTGTAAGTCGGCGTACTGCCATTCCTTGGTTGACACCATGCACACCTGTTGCGTTTAATGTGTACATAGGTCCACCCTCGGTGTACCCAGTTCCGTTGCCACCATTGAGCGGTTGACGACCGATGGTGTTTTCCGCTAGTGCGATGGGCACATTGCCACCACCAGTACCCCAACGAGATGTCACAGTCTGGCACACATCACCCATCTCTTTTACACGAGAATCGGCTGGATGAGTTTCATACACAACGAGCCCACGACCATCACCCAAGTCTTGATTACCAATCCCTTTGTAGTCTTTGGCAAGTAGTGAGCCAGTAGTGTGGTTGCCATCGGGTGTAGCAATTAGGGTTTCTGATCCACCGCCAAGATCTCCTCCAGTAGCTCGGATTGTCCCGACTCCTTCACTGTAGCCTCCAAAGCTTGATGAAGTAAAGGCGGGAGCACTTTGTTTCTTACCTTTGCTCTTCGGAGGATTCCGGCGCAAGCTTTCGGGCTCAAAAAGAACCTTTGCGGGACTGACCCAGTTTCCAAGACATCCAACAACGAAGACTCTGCGGCGTCTTTGTGGTACTCCAAAGTGCTGAGCATCAAGGACACGGAAGGCCCACCCATACCCGAGTTCGCCCAGCGCCCCGAGGAAGGAACCAAAATCCCGTCCTCCGTTGGAACTGAGGACACCTGGCACGTTTTCCCAAACGCACCACTTGGGTCTAAACTTGTCAAGAATTCCAACATATGTGAGCATGAGGTTTCCTCGAGGGTCTTCGAGTCCCTTTCTAAGCCCTGCGACGCTAAAAGACTGACATGGGGTTCCGCCCACAAGAAGGTCGATTGATTCATTTAGTTTCCATTCCTTATATTTAGTCATGTCACCCATGTTTGGTACATTAGGGTAACGAAAGTTCAACACCTCGCTTGGAAATTTTTCAATCTCCGAAAACGCTACTGGCTCAAAGCCAAGGTCGTGCCACGCTACTGTGGCAGCCTCGACTCCCGAGCATACTGATAAGTATTTCATTTCTCCTCCTTGAAGAAAGTGTCTAATGTTTCAACTTCGTTTGGTTCATCCCAGTTATCTGAATCTCCATAATCGCCTCGGGTTGCCCTTAAACGTTCTTCATGGCGGTATCTGGGTTCAATTGCCCACCATGCTGCACTTGCCTCTTTGTATTCAATCCACTCATCGTTCACCACAAAGAGCGGATGGTTCAATCCATTGATATGTACACTATCAGTAAAATTACGATGAGGTATATAAGCATTTCTAAAGTTCTCTTTGGTTTTTACTAGTTTGACTCTGTCACGAGCACGAATAAATCTATTGTAAGCTCGAATCTGTTCTTCAGTCATCGTATCCTTCTTGTTCTAAATGTTCGGAATTAAATATCTCTAAGCTTACTGGCTCTTTACTGATTATGGAATTAATGTATGCAATCCGAGTGGTTGACACCCCCAGCCTGTCGGCAAGCTCTGTGTCGGTCGGCTCGCGCTGGAGAGTTTGACTCAGTACGCGCTCGGTGTATTTGATTCTGCGGATCTCTTCAGTAATATTTACTGGCAATCGAATAATGTTCTTGGTATTGGCAACACCCCGATTGACATCGAAGTGAATGAATTTCTTGGCATACGAGGCAAATCGGATTTTTCCCATCGGTTTCCAGGAGCGGGCTGCGTTGAGCAAGGCCTCGTTGCCGAATGATAATAAGTCTTCCATCGGCATATTGGAATGCGCCCAATTCGGCATCTTTTTAATGACCGAGACTACAAAGCGTAGGTTGTGGGTTACTAATCTGTCCAGCGCGCCCTCGTCACCTTGAGCAATTAGAATCCCCAGCCTTGCCTCTTCCTCGAGGGTCAGCGTAGGGATCTTGTATAGCGACTGCATATAATCAGTCAGCGCATTCTTGCGGTTTCTCAATGGGGAATCTCCAATCGGATTGGGGGTCACCCATTATAGCATATTATGTTTTAAAACAAAATGTTTCTTTTCCATGTAACGAATGTTGCCTTGGGAATCTCGGAAGTAAATCACCTTGTTCCCAAACCAGTAACACCCATAAGCTTTTTCATTCTTTTGGTTGGTTGCGTATGCCTCGGGTAGAGTTTTATCGTACCGACATGGGTTCTCAGTCAGCATCGTCCACCCACCAATCGTGTTGGGAGCAAAAGCATAGTACTCGTCAGCATAGACTGGATGGATGGAAGTTAGGATGAACGCAACAGTTAGGGTTTTTAGGATCATGTACAGTCTCGCTCATTGATATACTCAGCCACATCATACCAATAGGCTACCACTTTGTCACGCAACTCTTGGGTTGCGGTTACTGGATCGATATCTTGGAGTTCTTCAGCAAGCCCTAACTGAGAGATTGCCTCTGCCCAGTTTGGTGCTGAAAAGGGGTAGCATCTGCCATCGGGTTTGAGATCTGCCTCTGCCCAATAAGCAATCTCTTCTGCCCTTCGATCTTGGTCATCATAGCTATCCTGAATTCCGGATTCAAGCCATCCATCGTACATATTACCCATTATTCTGCTCCTTTATAAATTGTTCTGCCTCTTCCAAGGTAAATACATTACACCCATTTCTAATATCCCACAAGCACTCGTTGGTGCTAGTATCAATCACCTTATAACCTTGCTCCGATACTTGCTCCAATCGATGCTTTTCTCTTGGGTTTACCAGTTTGGCAATAAAGCTTTCTACGAATTGTTGTTCCCAGTTACTCATGCTTTTTCTCCTAAGTGAATAGTTAGTGTTACTGGGGTATCGTCTACATCATTTTCTAATAACCAAAGCACCATACAATCCACATCATCAAAGCAAATTTTGTGGTCGAGTGCCTGGTTTTGGTCGGGCTGCGGGGCAAGAAAGTTTTTGCATACTCGCATAAGTATTTGCTGAGCCTCAGCGTATTCAACACTACCCTCATCCCACTGGGTATAAACATCGTTGACTGATGCGTGTAAATCATCTAATTGATTGGTAATCATGCTTGCTCCTTGTTTAATCTGTAATACAGTTCGTTTATTTTAATGCTCATCTCTTTAAAAAACTCTTTTTTAGTATCATAGCCTACATCTTTATAGGTATGACCTAATGCCAAATCATTAAAATCAAATACCATTTCGGTTATTAGTTCTTCTACATATTTGTTCATATTGTGTCCCTATCCCTATAAGGTGTGTTTAATTCATGCTCCAGTACGCAAACATCGTCCTTGTACCACCAGTTGGATTCGCACTTGTACTCTTTACCATGCTTACGCAAACCTTTAATGAGCGTTGCTTTTGCAGTTTTCTCATCCAAACCAAAAGCCTCGAATGAAAAATTGCGAGAGTCGTACCACGCTTTGTAGATTTTCATATTAGCCCACCTTGATGAATTGAAAATGCTCTTCAATAAGCTTCTTTTCATGCAACGATTTGCCCAGTAAAACCAAGTCTTGTCCCTGTTCAAGGGTCAAGCCTCGATCTTTAGCGTACTTGGCAATTGTCAAGTAGTTGTTGAAATAATCCAAATAGTCTTCCATTAATAATTGTGCAGTAATCATAATTGCTCCTTTGCCCATTCAATAAATTTGCCCATGTCTTCACCATAAGCAATGCCATTGTCAGATGCACATTGCTTTAGTGCTGATGTTGGTTCGATGTCATTGTGCAACATTGTCAAAATGGCATCATCCAAAGCGTTTAAGTATTGGTCATTAATCATACAGTTTCTCCATTAATCCAAAAACCTTGAATGCATTTTGTACCATCGTCTTCCAACATATCATCAATTGAATGGTACAAGCCCACATACTCATCGGAAATACAAACTACTTTACCAGTTGAGAGTGTCAGTATATCTACCATGCACCCACCACCAGTATTGTATGTTTCAGTTTTAGTGATGTATATCATTCTGCTTTCTCCACATAAGAATCTATGCCATCAATGCCAGTTACACGATGTAACATACCATCAATGCAAGATAAACCTAAATAAAATACATTGGTGATTTGATCAATTGCTTCTTGCTTAGTGCAATGGTTTAATTCCATCACTTCATCAATGTCACAATCTAAAATATCTATTGAAATACTAAATTTCATACTACCTCCCTTGTAAAAGTTCAATCGTACTGGTACTGCAACAAAAGTACATAGGTAGTTACCCTGATTTCGGATTCCAGGGTAAACCCCTATTTACTTTTAGGGTTGCGAAACATCCACCTCCGCTACTCGCCAATCATGGGCATTGGAGTCTTCCATGTAACCCATCTCGACTGCGTATGCCATTGAATCAAGGTGATCTTGGAGTTCTAGTTCTGCCTCTTCCTTGCTATCAAATAACTGGTTGTCAATTTCATTCGGCACTTCCCAGCCGATGTTAAAAAACAATGCCTCGATTTGCCATTTTTTCATGCTATCCTCCGCACCCAATGCTCGCCGCATTCATTAAATTCTGCACGATCGCCAATTTCAAGCGTGTCGACAATGTGAATTTCTTGATCACCATAGCCACGCAACTCATTAAAAAATTCTAAATCGTAATAAGCAAGGGTTGACTTTTTATCGTTACTACGATATCCATCACCCCAAAAGCATTCAAACTGTTTCATCGCTCAATACCTCCATTGTTGCATGGTTAACTGTCATAGGATTATTTTTAAAACACTTATCAAGTAATTCCCACTTGATATCATACTTACGCATTTTCTCAAAGTAATCTTCCGATACCTCGATATCAAATTGCGTACTGATACGCACTTTAATTTTTTTAGTCATCTTAACTCCCTAATTTTGTGTGATCAATATTGATCCAGTAAAGCACTCTCAGAATGCTTTACTAGGCAACATTACACAAGTTCGTACTTACCCTTGCCAAAGGTTTTATCTAATTGTGCGACTGCTAAATCCATATCTTGAGTTTTAATGGTTCGGAATGTTCCCTCACCATCAACTGGTAATTTAAACAAAATGCCCTTTTTACGATGCTTAGACATCTCGTACTCTTCCACCAAAATGCCAATGGCAGTATCGGTATCGTGATCAAAAAATTCTTGACCATTAATTGCACCCCAAGATGATTTCCATTGTCCTAGTGATTTGACATAGTCATCCCATATCTTGCCATTCGGGGTATCGTCATCCATATTGTGCTTACCATCAGCAAAATTCATATCGATGCACCCACCATTGCCATCGTTATGCACCCATGCAAACTTTTTGCCATCAAGATAAAGGTTGAATTGATATCCACCTCCATCTTCGGTTTGCCAATGTTTAAAAGCTTTAATTTGAAAATTCATGCTATCTCCCAAGTGTTTATCCAAATACGATTTGCATCACAAAAATCATAGAGTTCACACAATATTGTGTCAATCTCTTTTACATTATCGCAATACTTTAAATTGTCGATATTGTCCTCTGTGGAATAATCATCCTCGAACATATCGGGATGGGCATCCATAAATTTTGAAAACCGATGATAGATATCCATTGCAATTTTTTGGATGGGTTCATCGGTTGTGATTTCACCATCATCATTAAATTTACTGAAGATATCTGACAGATCAATTTGATATTTCCAATTTGCCATAAAAATTCTCCTTTGTTTTGGTTGACTACAATTCAATAGTACTGACTGTTTATTGCAACACAATTAGGGAAAACCCTTGGATCCGAAATTCCAGGGGTTTACCCTTATGGGGCTGCCTAGGGGTTAATTAAACCCTCTTCCAATAATTGTCGAATGGTTCGACCAAAAAACCCTTGTAACCCATAACCTAGGCGGGTATCGTGCAAGTATTGCCATGCCTCCAGTACTTGCTCTTCACTATCTGCCTCAATAAAACCCTCTGCCAATCCTACTGCTCTATAGCTATCCATTGTCATAATTAATTGCCCTTCAATAAGTTTTTTAATTCAAGTTTTAATACCTTGGCATCATTGCCTCTAAAAGTTGATGCATTAGCCAAAAAATACATAATGACACTTTTTGCATCATCATAAATATAATTATCGTTGATGTTATCTAGATATTCCATTGCATCTAAATAGGGTTTTGCTCCAAAATATGGTTTAATCCATACCCTTTTAATATCTCTTGCAATGCTTGAAATTGATCTATTTTCCATTAGTCTATTCTCCAATTAATGAGCACAATTGCCCTATATCTATCTTATATGTATAGGGTAGAATTGATATAGGGATAAACCCTATAAGGGTATGATTTTGCAATGGTTGATTTTAGGCAAACCCTCCAAAATCCATTTAATGGGGTTTTGGGGGGTTTTGGGTTGACTATGAATAAGTGCATTAGAGGGTTGACGATCGTCCAATATGGCACGATCTGATCGTTAGGGTTTACCCTAGGCCTAGTGTTGTGTGGCGACAACACTTTGCCCTGTCAATAGGTGTTTACCCTGTGTGTTGTTTTATTGCAACATTGCAAAAAATAGTTAAAAAAAATCCCGCTTAATAGCGGGATCAGGGTAAGTACTAATTGCTTAATACTTTTTTACCATTTCCACAATTTTAGTAGTGGAATTATGCTTATAGCAAAGTAAACAAGTTTTGCATTGTTGTCCAGTACAGTTTTGTTGATCTACAAAATCAGTAGATAATACATTATTAAAAGTCTTATCAAAGTGTTTTGGGATTTTATCCATAATAGAATTGATTTTAGGATTGGAATATATCAAAATCAAATTACTAGGTTTTGGGTTATTATCAAAATACTTTTTAATTAATCCATTTTGTTTTGTCCATAATGCAAAATTGCATGATGGATTTTTAAGGGTAATATTAACTAAATTAATTAAATGAATATCATTAATCAATTCCCCATGAGCATTAAATCTAAAAAATGCATCCATTATAATAGGTAATTGATTATCAGATAATATATTACTAGATAACATATTACTATTACTTTGTAATGGACTTTGCATATTCTTACGATAACTATTAAGCATTATATTAGAATAGCATTTAGTACAAATATTATTTTCATTATTACTATTATATTGCTTAATGCAATAATCATTGGTAACTGTGTTACTAGAGATGGATTTTAATCCCTCCAGTTTTCCAGTCATAATGGATATATGTACATTGTTTTTTTGTACAAAATTAATTACTTGTTGCATAGATCCTCCAGTTAATAGGCACAATTGCCCTATCTCATATAATATTAGATTGATTGTCCTATTACTATTAGGGCAAACCCTTAGAAAATAATTAGGTCATCCATTGCTTAAATATTAGGCAAACCCTCTGCAATCGATTTAATGGGGTTTTGGCGTGTTTTGTTGTGCTTTGATCTACTTGCATTAGATGCATTGTAATAATGGCATAGCGTGCGATCTGAGCGTTAGGGTTTACCCTGGGATCTGATCCTCAAAATACATTAAATTTAACAGCAAAACAATAGGTGTTTACCCTTAGTTGCTGGAATACAACACTATTGCATTGTCAATAGGTGTTTACCCTAAGGCCATATTGTTGCATTGCATCATTGTCACAATTGCTGGAAATTGTGCCGATCCTCTAGCACGCTCTCACGCACGCATACCAAACTGCTAAGTTAGTAAACACTAACATTATCAGCGTGGCATATTGTTGCGTTGCAATATGTTGCATTGCAACAAGTTAGTAGTCACTAACCTGGCAGTTAGTAAGCGCTTACTTACTTAGCATTATGTTGCGTTGCATTATGTTGCAGTGCAACAAGTTAGCAGCCACTAACTTGTAAGTGAGTACTCACTTCAGCCTGGGAAGTAAGCACTCACTCACTTGTCAAATTGCTGCGTTGTTTCCTTGCAACAAAGCAAGGCGGTGTTGTTTTGACGCCACACCACCTTTTACGACTCCCTGCGGCTTGGGCGCGGGAGGCTCCAACCAAAAGCAAGCTTGTTAAATTTCCGCTGTAATTTTTTATTTTTTTTGTAAATTATTAGAAGACTTGTATAGAACTAGGTTCAACGCAACATTGAGTGCTATACAGAGGGTGGCTTCCCTGTCTGATTCTATACAGAGGGTGTCTCCTCTAACTCCTTAATCCATATAGCTTTCTTGTTTTAAAAGACAGGGTATCCATAGTATCCATAGTATTTTGTTTATTTATTTATTTATTTAATAAAATAAAAGAGATATATAGGAGGTAATATACGTTTTGACCCTGTCTTCTATGGATACCCTGTCTTTAAAAGTGGAATTTACTTTGGAATCAATGGGATAGCTCTGTCACCCTCTGTATAGAACTACGATGAATGCAACAATTTGGGGCGGTCAGTGTATAGAGTTTGCATAAGTAGATGTATGAAAAGACTTAATCCCAAAACAAACCTGCCTTTTAAACTTGGTGATGCTTGTTCAGAAGCCTCTGGCAAAGGTCAGCTATTCTTCTACAACTATCGCTCGGATGTGCTTGCCAATGGTTTTCGTGGAGAACGCTGGCTTTATAAAGAAGCATTTGAAAAGGCATTAGAACGAGATAGAGCAGCGAAGTGTAAAAAACGACGGCAAGCTGGGAAGCTGCCTCGGGTGTTCAAAATGGTGCCAACCCATGTCTAAGCTATATGTTTACCAAATCAAGGGCATTCTTGAAAAGCCCAACAAGGAGATTGGAGGCATGAGGGTACTGCTGTGTTCTAAAGACTTCTTTGATTCAGTTGATGTGCCAGCGAGTATCTTTGATAAAGCCACCCTTGATTATTTAAAGTTTCGATTAAAAGTAAATGCGTTTGTTGATGTAAGAAAGCTACCCATTACAATTCAAAACAGAATCCGCTCACCTATGAACCAGTGGTTAGATAATTGGGTAATCAAAGAGAATACCATTGGGAATAGCAAGTAACACTCCAGTCCCCGTATTGGGAGGCTGGAAACTGGCGGGTCAGTTAACTACAAAGGACTATGTCTTTTCGTGGGATGGCTATCCACTACCGATTAAAACCATTCAGCACTACACCCCAACCCAGATGTTTGATGTGCAGTTAAAAGATGGGGTTTATCTGGAAGTCGACCAACACACTCGGTTTCCAGCGTTCACCACCAGAAACCGCCAGAGAGAATCCCGGCACCAAGGTAAATACAAACGCCACTACATCCAGCGCTATTACACACCAGACGATTTGCTTGAAAAGGGATTAAAAGATAAGCGAGGCTGGAATGTGTTCTCGATTGAAAACACCGATCCGATTCACTTTCCCTATGAGGATCATCCTGTGCCACCATTCATTGTGGGATTGTGGGCAGCCAAACAAAAAGGCAAGGTGGTCTTTTCCTTTGATCCAGAATGGATTGACTATGTGCAAAAGAAAATCCGTGCCCTTGGTTGGTTTACGCAACGGTTGAAAAATAACCTATTAGCCTTCAAACAATCGATTAACGTATCATTTTTAACCCGTTATCCAACAGTCCCCACCACAATACCCATCGAGTACACCTTCGGCAGTATCGAACAGCGGATTGAGTTCCTCAAGGGGATTGTTGCGATGAAACCAGGATGTTACAACTCACGCCTAGATCGGTTCCTTGTCTACTCCCGTGACTTGCGGTTTCTGATTACATTGCAATCGATCTGTGAATCGCTGGGAATGAAGAGCTATGTGTTTGATAACCGTTTATCGCTCACGCACCAACTTACGTTTAAGACCGATATCCAGTTGCACCCCAAGCAACAAACCAAAAAGGGTATCAAGGGTCATAAGCGCCGCATGATAACTAAAGTGGAGAGAATAGATCCCACGCCCACAGTACACATCGAAACAGATGCGCCGTTTGTGGTCGGTCAGGGATTTCTACCAATATGGCATTAAACGCAATTCAAGAAAAGCTGCTTGCCAGCTTTGCAGCAAAACGACAACACTGGCCTAAAGATCAACTAGCTCTTGCGCTCTGGCAGATCCGCTGGGAAGTACAAGCACTCAAGCATCAGCGTGAGCCAGAGGATGGCGAGTATGACATCATGCTCATGTTGGCGGGGCGTGGCGCTGGTAAGACCTACACCGCTTCGAATTGGATTGGACAGCGGGCAGCCCAGTTCAGTGGCACACGCTGGTTGGTCACAGCGCCAACCTCCAACGACATTAGGGCGACCTGCTTTGAGGGAGACTCTGGTCTTTTAAACATCATCCCGCCAGAATTGATTGAGACTTACAACAAATCGTTGTTTGAGATTACGCTTAAGAATGGCTCCATCATCCAAGGTATCCCAGCCTCCGAACCAGAGCGTTATCGTGGTAAGCAATTCCATGGTGGCTGGTATGACGAGTTAGCCGCGTTCGACTATTTGGACGATGCCTGGGATCAAGCGCAATTCACCATGCGTCTGCGTGACCCTCGGATTGCTAGAGTCCAGCAGATCATCACCACGACACCCAAGCCCCGAGAACTGATCGTGGATCTGAACGAAGGTAAGGTGGGTGGTGATGTATTCGTAGTCAACGCCAGCTCCTATGAGAACCGAGCCAACCTATCGTCTTCGTTTTTTAAAGCGCTCGAAACTTATGAAGGCACCGACCTCGGTAAGCAAGAGATCTATGGCGCTATTTTGGATCCAGAAGATGCGGGTATTGTTAAACGGCGCTGGTTTAAAACATGGCCAGCCAAAAAGCCGTCTCCAGTGCTTGAGTATGTAATTGCTAGTTACGACCCCGCTACCTCAGAGAAAACCGCCAACGACCCAACAGCGTGCGGTGTGTTCGGTATTTTTGAGTCGGTGGACATTGGTACAGCAATTATCCTCTTAGATGCGTGGGATCAGCATTTAGGTTACCCAGAGCTACGCCGTAAAGTGATCAACGATTTTAAAGAAGTGGTGTATGGCTCAGACAATGAGTTTGCCAAGGGGCGTAAGGCAGACCTTATTTTGATGGAAGACAAGTCGGCTGGTATTTCGCTGATTCAAGAACTTCAAGGATCTGGTGTTCCTGTGCGGGGTTACAACCCTGGCAGAGCGGATAAAGTCCAACGTATTAACATTGTGGCACCGCTGATTGCCAAAGGTAAAGTCTACATTCCAGAAGATCCCGACAAACCTGGCGAGGTAGCACCATGGGCAAAACGCTTTATACGGCAAGTGTGTTCGTTTCCAGAGTCTGGTGGGCATGATGACTATGTGGACGTTTTGTCCCAAGCATTGCGTGTCCTGCGTGATTCTGGATGGATCCAGCTTGATTTGCTTCCAACTCGAGATATGGACTACGCTGACGATCGAAATAAGAAACGTTATAACCCCTATGCAGTTTAGGGCGAACATACAAGCTATTTTGCATAAGTAGTTATAGATATGACGCTCTCCCTTATTAAAACTCCCACTCAGATGATTCTTGAGCAGGCTGGCATTCCTCATATGCAAGCTGGTGGCAAAACACTACCACCTACAGCAACAATGAATGCTGCGTTGGCAATGGGTGCTACATCGGGATTAGGCAATGGTAAAATGGCACCAAAAGATTTGCCAGAAGATGTTCAAATGCCAATGTATCATGGAAAACCAGAGTTTTATTATTTTCAAGATCCAGCACCAGTAAAATATTATCGCCGAGGAACCATTCCAAAGCACACCACAAAAGAAGGTTTAGAAACCCTGCCAAGTGAAATAAACGCCAATGAGTTAAAAAATTGGATTAGTGTTATGCGTGCAGGTGAAAAACATGGGGTTCCCCAGCTTTCACCAGAACAATTAGCTGCAATGGTATTTAAAGAAGGTAGAACTGATCTTGGATATAACCAGTTTAACTACCGAGATCCTAAGTCTTTAGAAATTTATCGTAACCTTGTAAAAGAAGGCTATGATCCTGCAGCCGCTGGATTCGGACCAGCGGTTTATGATGCACATGCAAAAGCAAAACAATTTGGTGGCGACCCATCAAAATATTGGTTTGGTACTGGGGTTAGCGAAGACAAACAAACTAGTCCACAATATGTAGAATCGATGAAAGCTAACATGCAATATGTTGGTCATCCAAAAAATACTGAACTTTTAAATACTATTCGGGATGCGTACCATAACCCCGTTCCGCCTCCTCCGATTCCTGTGATTGATAAAGATGCACCACAAGATCCAGCACAAATGCCAAATGTTGATACAATGGGCAACGCTGTTGGTTTTAAAAAAGGTGGCAAAGTAAAACCATTTAAAGATATTAGCAAAATGCTAATTCAAAAACACATTTCTGGAAAATAATTAATGGCACAAGCACCACAACTTCCTATTCAAACAGGAGCCAATCTATCTTCATTGGACGATTCCAATAAAGATATTGAGTTAAGTGATGAAGAAATTGATTCTTATACAGATGCTTTAGGTCTTGATGATGAAATGAATATCCAAGACGATATCATTGAGCAAGAAGATGGCTCTGTTATTGTCAACTTAACGCCCACAGAAGGTCCGCTTAAAGATCCAGAATTCTACGCCAACTTGGCAGAAGAATTTGATGAAGGTACTTTAGATGACCTTTCTTTTGAATTTTTAGATTTAATTGAAGTAGATCGTGAAGCTCGCAAAGAACGAGATAAGCAGTATGAAGATGGATTACGCCGTACCGGTTTAGGTAAGGACGCGCCTGGAGGCGCAACCTTTGATGGAGCCTCTAAAGTCGTTCACCCTGTTATGGCAGAGTCCTGCGTTGACTTTGCTGCGTCAGCCTCTCGTGAACTATTGCCATCAGATGGCATTGTAAAATCACAAATTTTTGGTGGTGACAACAAAGAGCGTAGTGAAATAGCTGATCGAAAAGTTAACTTCCTTAACTGGCAGTTAACCGAACAAATTCCAGAGTATCGTGATGAGATGGAGCAAATGCTCACTCAACTGCCACTAGGCGGATCACAATATCTCAAATGGCGTTATGACTATGAGCTCAAGCGTCCGACTACTGAATGGGTACCTATTGACAACATTTTGTTGCCTTATGCCTCAACCAATTTTTACACTTCTGCTCGTGTTACTGAAATTCAAGATATTACAGAAGATATCTTTAAGCAACGAGTAGATCAAGGTATCTATCGTGACATTGATACCAATTACATTTCTGACATAGAAACAGACCAACAAAGCCAGTCTAAAAAAGCCAACGACAAAATTGAAGGTATTACAAAACCATCCAAGAATGTGGATGGTGTGCGCCGAGTTTATGAAATCACTTGCTTTCTACGTTTAGATGACGATAATGAAACCGAAGGAAAGCGTGCTCCATACATTTTAACGGTTGATGATTCAACTTCTAAAGTATTGGCACTTTACAGAAACTGGGCATATGGCGATGAAAAACTTGAGAAGTTGGACTGGTACGTTGAATTTAAGTTCATTCCTTGGAGGGGTGCTTATGCAATTGGTCTTCCTCATCTTATTGGCGGTCTCGCTGCCGCTCTTACTGGCTCTTTACGCGCTCTGTTGGATGCAGCACATATTAACAACAGCCAGACAATGCTTAAACTCAAGGGTGGTCGCATCGGCGGTCAAAGTGACCGAATTGAGCCAACCCAAGTAGTAGAAATTGAAGGCGCTCCTGGCGTTGATGATGTGCGTAAATTGGCAATGCCGTTGCCATTTAACCAACCATCGTCTGTTCTATTTAACCTTTTAGGTTGGTTAACAGCCGCAGCCAAGGGTGTAGTCACCACCTCTGAAGAAAAAATTGGTGATATTAACGCAAATGCTCCAGTTGGAACCACTCAAGCATTGATTGAGCAAGGTGCCAAGGTATTTTCAAGCATTCACGCTAGGTTACATCGTTCACAAGCCAAGTCTTTAGCCATTTTATCTCGTATCAACCATTGGTACTTGGAAGAAATGAACAATGGCTCTGGTGAAGAGATCGAAATTCGTGATTTTGCGACCAATAATGACATTAGACCAGTCTCTGACCCTAATATTTTTTCAGAAACTCAGCGTTTGGCTCAAGCACAAGCGATTTTACAGCTTGCAAACAGCGCGCCACAGCTTTATGACATGCGTGAAGCCCATTTACGCATCCTTAAACAGCTCAAAGTACCAAATATTCAAGAAATTCTGCCAAGCCCCAATGGTGTGGTGGAATCTAACCCCGCTTTGGAAAATGTTTCCATGGTTATGGGCAGAATGGCTGCCGCTTTCCCCGATCAAGATCATTTGGCTCACATTAGAACCCATTTAATCTTTGCGGTTGACCCAAATTATGGTGGAAGCCCTGTTATTGGACCCGCATTTATTTCTAATCTTTTGCAACACATTCAGCAACATATTTCGTTGCATTATTTGCAATCTATGCGCAATTATGTGGCAGAAGCCTCGGGTGGAAAAGACACATTGAAGTTAAATGAAGAGCGTACATTGGATAAAGAAAGCCAACAAGCTCTTGCAATTGCCGCACAACTGGTTTCTCAGCAAAGTCAACAAGAATTTGCGTCATTTATGCCAGTTATCCAGCAATTAGCCCAAAAAGCCCAACAAGCACAGCAGCAACAGATTGAAATGCAAGCTTTGGCTGACCCAACAGCTCATGTATTGATGAAAACTCAGATGGCTGAAACTCAGCGTAAATCACAAGAATCGCAAGCTAAATTGCAAGCTGAACTACAAGAAGCCCAAGAAAACTTTAAGATTCGGGTGGCTGAGTTGCAACAAGATGTTCAAGAATTACAAGTTAAGTACTCTACACAAACCAACATTGACAATCAGCGTAATGCAACCAATGTGGCAATGGCTAACATCAATAATGCCGCTAAAGAGCGTGTTGCAATGATTAATGCCAAAGCACAAATGAGCCAACAGCAAGTTGCCTTAGATGCTGAACAAAATGCCTCTGCTATGGAAGCAATCAACGCGGCTAACGCAGACATTCGTCAACATGGTTTGGCAGTACAACAACAATCTTTTGAGCAACAAGCGCAACAAGTACAGCATCAATTAGAGGTTCAACGTGCCCAAGAGCAACATGCCCAAGGATTACAACAAACAGCTCAAGAGCACGCTATGGGATTGCAACAATCCCAGCAAGAGCATGTCCAAGGTTTACAGCAAGCAGATCAAGCTCATCAGCAACAGATAGCTCAAATGCAAGAACAACAAGCAGTAGCACCCCAACCAACACCCCCACAAGGAGCATAATATGGCCGATCAAAAAGGCTTTCGTCAAACATACCAAGAAACTGGCAAACTGTCATCTGGCGGTGGCCCAGAAAACAAAAACTTAGACGCAGGATCTTCTGGTTCTAAGCGTGCTAACAATGCAGTTCTTAACCAAAACAAAATGGCTAAAGCAAGCAAAGTTGGTCCAGGAAAGAATCTTAAAGATATCGGTGGCGGTAACTTTTATTAATCTTTGGGGCGGAATTTTCCGTCTCTTTGCATAAGTAGTAATATGAAGGACATACTTTCTGAGTACATAAGCCGCTTGAAAGAAGCGGATAAAGAAACAACCGAAGTTCTAGCTTCCGGTTCAAATATCCACAACTTTGATTCTTATCAAAGAGTACTGGGTAATCGTGATGGCTTAAAACAAGCCATGGCGATTCTAGAAGCCCTCCTAACAGAGGATGATGAAAACTAAAGCGCCGTAAGGTGTAAGGAGAGTTGGCGTATGCCAATTGATTTTAATAGTAAAGACGAGCCCGATTTACGTTCAGAACAAGAATGCTTTCCAGACGTAGACCCAGGCGTAGAGATTCTTGGAGACAGAGTACTTGTGCAATTGCGCAGGGAAAAGACAACAAGTAAAGGCGGAATCATCCTAGTCGATGAAACCAGACAAACGTTACGTTTTAACGAGACAGTAGCTAAAGTAATTAACATTGGTCCCTTGGCGTATAAAAGCCCAGATGACCTCACCCCATGGCCAGAAGGCGCTTGGTGTAATGTTGGTGACTTAGTTCGTACTATCAAGTACGGCGGTGATCGTTTCGTAGTGCAACCAGAAGACGATGGCGCTCCAGTGGTGTTTATTACACTACAGGCGCGTGAAGTGATCTCTAAGATCAAGTCATTTGAAGCAGCACAAAAAATGAAAGCGTTTGTAGATTAACTTTGTAGAAAGTACAAAATGGCAGAAAATGAAAAGAAAGATGTTCCAATTAAGGAACAAGAAGATGGCTCTGTCCTCGCCAAGGTAGAAATACCAGATAGCGTTGATGAAGTCGAAAAACAAGAAACGCATATCGATGAACGCACTGATGAAGAGCGTGAAGAAGATGCTGACGCAGATGCGGATGAAACTGATGATGTCTCAGATGATGAGCGTGAAGCAATCCGTGAAGCTCGTAGAGAAGAACGCAGACTTAAAAAAGAGTTAAAGAAACAGCGTGATTTTTCGGCGCAAAACAAGATTAAAATGCTTGAGCGCCATAATGCAGACCTAGCAGAACGCCTTGCTAAAGTAGAAAATACAGCATCATCGTATCAATTTGCACAACTTGATAAAGCTATCGAAGACGAAGCTACAAGAGTTGAGTATGCAAAAATGAAGATGTTGCAAGCAACGCAAGCTAACGATGCAGCAGCTCAAGTAGAGTATTTAGAGCAATTGACAGATGCTAAACAACGTCTCAATCAAGCTCAGCATTACAAGAAACAACAGCTCGATGCAGCTAAAGCACCAAAGCAAAATGTTCCTAACCCAATTAGCAATGAAGTGCAAGAAAATGCTACTCGTTGGTTAAAGAAAAACTCTTGGTACGATCCGCAAGCCCGAGATACAGATAGTAGAATTGCCAAAGTAGTTGACCAAGAACTCGCAGCCGATGGTTGGGATCCAGCAGATCCTGAGTATTGGGAAGAGTTAGACAGTCGTTTAACAAATCGTTTACCGCACCGCTATGTATCAAAAGGCGGAAGTAATAGGCGGGCAAACCCCACAGCATCAAGTAGGGTTGCAAATACCACCAGTCAAAAAGCTGGCACCATCACACTATCCCGTGAACGGGTAAGTGCAATTAAAGACGCTGGTGCATGGGACGATGTAGAAAAACGAAACAAAATGATCCGTGCTTATGCACAGTATGATCGTGAAAATAAAGGTTAATTATCATGGCAAATACAAGAATTAAACGTGACTTAGAAGATCGTTTATCAGATCGAGTCCAAGAAACTAAAGAGCGGATCGCAGCAGAAGATCCAAACAACAAAAGTAAGCGCGAACGTGCAGAGGCGTTCAGAGATAAATGGCAAAATAGCGCATTGCCAGACTTGCCAGCGGGGATAATCCCTGGCTTCCATTTGTGCTGGTTATCTACCACAAATAATTATGACAGTATCGACAAACGCGTAGCATTGGGTTATGAGCCAGTTAAAGCCTCCGAATTAGGAAAAGGCTTTGAAGGACTAGGCAAAATGAGCTCGGGCAAGTTTGAAGGCTGTGTTAGCTGTAACGAGATGGTTCTCTTCAAGTTACCAGAAGAAATCTATCAAGAAGTGATGCGCATGATGCACCTAGAGGATCCGCTAGATCATCAACGCAACATTACCGCAAATGTGCGTAATACTGCACAAGAAGGTAAGGGCGGACGCTCAATTCTTGAAGGAGGAGTTTTGGAAATGGAAAAAGAAACCGCAAAAGCGAATAGTAATATCCGCTTCGATTAACATTCTTCAAAAAACAAAGGAACTATAATACATGTCTACGACATATCTTCCCTTTGGTATGAAGCCTGCCTACCACCCAAGTGGTCTGGATCGTGCAACTCAGTTTGTGGGTACCAACAGCTTTCAAGCTGCTACCGATAATACTTACAATGCACCTTACGGTCTCACAACTGGTCAGTCTTTTTATCAATATCAACCAGTAGCAATCAACTCCTCGGGTCAATTGATCCCTGCTCCTACATTAGCCGCAACTGGCCGTATGTATGGTGTATTTGATGGTGTTGAGTTTACCGATTCACAAGGTCGTCGTTCAGTAGCTAAATGGGCTTCTAAACTAACTCTTGACGCTTCTACACAAATCATTTTCTGGCTCTTCAGTGATCCTGAGTTGGTTTACGAAGCTCAGTGTAATGGTTCAGTAGCAACTTCAGTAATGGGCCGCGAGTATGACTTTGACGCAACCAATAACCCAACAGTAGGTCAATCCATCGGTAACGGTGGCGCTGGCTTCTCCCAAGCAGCTTTGGCCGCATCACCAGTTTCCGCTGGTGCGCAAGGTCAAGTTAAAGTTGTTGGTTTGGGTCGTGAAACTGCTTGGCCAACAGGGCAAACAAATGCTTGGGCTGACACGTACACAATCGTGCAAGTAAAAGTCGCTAACAGCCAAACAGTCGCTCCTGCGATTTCGGTTTAATTAACTAACGAAAGGTAACAAGCAATGGCAACTCCAATGCGTAGTACAGACTTTCGTGCGGTAGTCGAACCGATTATCAACGAAGTTTTTGATGGCGTTTATGAACAACGCGCTGACGAGTGGAAAGGATTTGTAGAACAGATCCAAGGTATTCCACGTAATTATCACGAAGAAGTAATGCTCTTCGGTATGAATGCTGCACCTGCCATGCCTGACGGTACTCCCGTTAGCTATGACCAAGGTGGTACATTGTACATCACCCGTTTTATCTACCAAATCTATGGCTTGGCTTACGCTTTGACCAAAGTTTTGATGGAAGACGGCGATCACATCCGTATCGGCTCTACCTTCGCTAAACACTTGGCTCAGTCTATGATTGAAACTAAGGAAACTTTGTGTGCTAACTTGTTGAACTTTGCGTTCACAAGCGGTTACACTGGTGGCGATGGCGTAGTTTTGATTAGTACAGCTCACCCTATTGCCAATGGTCAAACATACAGCAATAAATTGTCAACCGCTGCTTCATTGAGCCAAACTTCTGTTGAACAGATTTTGATTCAAATCCGTGGCGCTATCGACAATAACGGTAAGCGTATTCGTCTGAAAGCTGAGCAGTTAGTTGTTCCTCCAGCACTTGAGTTCCAATCAGAAGTAATTCTGAAATCGGTTCTCCGTTCTGGTACAGCTGACAATGATTTGAACCCTATCAAATCAACAGGTATGTTGCCAAAAGGCACACACGTGGTAACACGTTTGTCCTCAAGCAAAGCCTGGTTTGTTCAGACTGATGCTGAAAATGGTCTCATGCTCGTATCCCGTCGTCCATTGGAGAAATCCATGGAAGGCGACTTCGAGACTGATTCTATGCGTTACAAAGCTACCGAGCGCTATGCGACCGGCTGGCATGATGCACGTAACGTCTTTGGTACTCAAGGCGTTTAATCAAAAAGCCTTACAAAGGCACTTTGGAACCCCGCTTCGGCGGGGTTTTTTGTTTTTAGGGCGTTTTTTCTTTCAATTTTGCATAAGTAGTATTAGGAAGATAATCCCACTCTGACCACCGACGCTTCCCGGTGAGACGACTTAGAGACAGCTTGGGATACCCACTAAGATAAGGAAACACCAAAATGTCAAGCACATTTACAGGCCCAGTTCGGGTTTTCAAACGCAACAACCCATCAAATGACGGCACAATCGCTCCAGATAACACAGGCGCGGTAGCTTGCACACAGCAAAGCTACATCACCAATCCAATTACCACTACAACGGGTACAGCAACTACCCTAACAACAGCTGACGTAGGTTCCACAACAGTAACCCCATTTGTGTTACCAGCCGGCTCACAAATTAGCAACGTTCGCTTCTTTCAAACTGTTGCAGCTGGCGGCTTAGTTGGCGGCGTTATCACTGTAGCTATTGTCCAAACTAGCCCAGTTGACGGCTCTTTGACAACTACAACTTTAGGCACAATCACCCCAACAGCAACTGGCGGCGTTGTTCCTATTGTATTCACAGCATCTGCAGCCGTTGCAGCCATCCTTAACAACATCGGTACACTTGACGCTACATTGACATTCTCTGCAGCTTCTGTAACCACATTGTCAAGCGGTTCTTTAGGTGGCACATTTGATGTGTCCTACACAGCACGTAATTTTGACGGTTCCATTACTCCAATTGGTTCTGGCTACACAAATAGCTAATATAGACGGCGGGCTTAGTCCCGCCTCTTTTAACCTTTAGGAGAATTTTATGTCTTTAATAACAGATGTTAAATCAACGCACTTAAACGCATCGGGATTAATTTGCGCTGGCCCAAGTCGTTTAGCTGGTTTTAGTTTAGTTGGTGGTGCAACAGCAGGAACCATTCAGTTTAAAGACGGTGGATCTAGCGGAACAATTTTGTGTGAAGTTGATGTACCTGGAAACACAAACGTAAACTCATTTTATATTTTAGTACCCGGAACTGGTATTCGTTTTTATACAAGTATTTACGCAACCTTTACCGGCGGACTAGCCGCAAGCACAGTATTCTACCAAGGCTAAGGCGCCTAAATGCCTGTCTACCTTGACACTCGAGGCAATTCTGTTCTATCAATAGCGGTCTGTGACCGCTGTAATAGAAAGTTTGGCTATACCGAATTAATGCCCGACCCTAATTTTCCAGGGATGCGGGTATGTAAGGACGACCTAGATCAGTTCGACCCATGGCGCTTGCCTGCGCGTCAAACTGAAAACATTGCGTTGCGCTTCCCGCGCCCAGACGTCTCTGTTGCGCTTACACCAAATCAGATTATGACAGATGGTGGCTTTACACAAGGCGCAGATTCGTTTTTCATTGAGGGTGTTCCTCCTGCGGGCGGAGCACAGGGCGATCTTAACAGAGCCAGCAACGTGGCACCAAACCCACAGATGCTCAATCCGTTTATCTACACAATATCACCAAGCACCGGCCCCAAATCTGGTGGCACAGCTTTGGTAATCACTGGTGCTAACTTTACCGATGTAACAACAGTTAAGGTTGGCGGAGCTTTAGCAACATTCTCATTGATCAATTCCACAGTAATTCACGCAACTACCCCAGTGTATCCAATCACTGGTATTGTTGACGTGAGCGCTACGTCCACATTTGGAACAGCAACACTGCACGGTAGCTTTACTTACACCTTATAAAATAAATGTCAGATCAGCCGATAACTAGACTACCGGTTGCTACAACCCTAACAGGTGATGAGCAAACGGTAGTTGTACAACGTGGTGTAACAAAACAAGCGTCTGTCTCCCAGATCGCTAACGCTGCCTCGCCTGGCAAATTAATCACCAATATTATTTATAATCCAACAACGGGTTATTTAACAATTTACTACAGCGACGGAACAACAGAAGTTGTTGGTCCTGTCTCTGGTTCGTCTGGATATTCTGGACTGTCTGGTTACTCCGGTTGGTCTGGCATTTCTGGTTGGTCTGGCATTTCTGGTTGGTCTGGCATTTCTGGTTGGTCTGGTTACTCCGGTCGTTCTGGTTTTAGCGGATCCGGTATATCCGGTTATAGTGGCTTTGGATTATCTGGATATTCTGGCGTATCTGGATATTCTGGCTACAGTGGTTCCGGTATATCTGGCTACAGTGGTTCCGGTATATCTGGCTACAGTGGTTCTGGTATTTCTGGATATAGTGGTTCTGGTATTTCTGGTTTTAGTGGCACATCTGGTATATCTGGCTACAGTGGCACATCTGGTATATCTGGCTACAGTGGCACATCTGGTATATCTGGCTACAGTGGCACATCTGGTATATCTGGCTACAGTGGATCTGGTATATCTGGCTACAGTGGCACATCTGGTATTTCTGGCTATAGTGGTTCTGGTATCTCTGGCTATAGTGGATCTGGTATCTCTGGCTATAGTGGTTCTGGTATATCTGGCTACAGTGGTACATCTGGTATCTCTGGCTACAGTGGCACATCTGGTATATCTGGCTACAGTGGATCTGGTATATCTGGCTACAGTGGATCTGGTATATCTGGCTACAGTGGATCTGGTATCTCTGGCTATAGTGGATCTGGTATCTCTGGCTATAGTGGTGCATCTGGCATCTCTGGCTATAGTGGTGCATCTGGCATCTCTGGCTATAGTGGTGCATCTGGTATCTCTGGCTATAGTGGCGCATCTGGTATCTCTGGCTACAGTGGCGCATCTGGTATCTCTGGCTACAGTGGCACATCTGGTATATCTGGCTACAGTGGATCTGGTATATCTGGCTACAGTGGATCTGGTATATCTGGCTACAGTGGTGCATCTGGTATATCTGGCTACAGTGGCGCATCTGGTATCTCTGGCTACTCTGGTATCTCCGGATATAGTAGTTTTTCTGGTATCTCTGGTTACTCTGGTATCTCTGGCTACAGTGGATTCTCTGGAACACCCGGAAACTCATCAACCTATTTCCAATACAAAACCAACACGGGAGCAACTACAGGCTACCCTGGCGATGGCTTTGTACTTTGGAACAATGCAACACAAGCCAGCGCAACAAGCGTTAGTGTTTCTCACTTAACCAGCAACTCAGTAGACGTTGATGTATTTTTAGCACTGTTAAATCAAACTGAAGAATTTATTATTCAAGACGCAACAACCAGTTCTAACTACCAAACTTGGATTATCTCTGGAACACCAACCAACACAAACGCTGGAACATCAACAAGCTACTGGACATATCCTGTAACTTTGGCCGCTTCTGGCGGAACAGGAACCACTAATTTTGCAAACAACCTGCCAGTAATTTTGGCTGTTGTAAACGGCATAAGCGGATTCTCAGGCTTCTCAGGCTTTAGCGGTAAATCTGGCTACAGTGGCGCATCTGGTATTTCTGGATATAGTGGTTCTGGTATTTCTGGTTTTAGTGGCACATCTGGTATATCTGG